ACGCTTCCATCACCATGTGCCAGCCGCCGATCGCCTGGACGGCCTCGTTGGCGACGTGGGCGATTTCACCGATCGTCGTGGCAAACTGACCGGCGCCGCCGTTGATCAGCAGATCGAAGTCACGCGCCAGGGCGAGGATCGCCTCGCCCAGTCGCTTGCCCCACTCGGTGGCCTTCTCGGTCAGCCAGTCGCGGTTCTTGTCGATCCAGCGCTCGATCCGCTCCACGATCTGGGTGATGCCGGGACCTAGTTCGCGCCAGAACGCCCTGGCCAGCCCCATGGCCGAGTTCTCGACCTTGTCGAGCGCCGCGCTTAGCGCCAGCGCGTCCTTGGCATCTTGCGGCGTCGTGATGTTGCCCGAGCGCTGCTGATACTCCCGTTCTTTGCGGATCTCCGCGCCACCGGAAATGACCGCCGGCGCCAAGCCGGGGACGCCCATCTGCTCGACACCATATTGCCGCTGAGCGCCGGTCATCCCCTTGCGGTCAGCAGCGTCGGCCAGTACCAGGGCGATGTCGTCTGGCGACATCATTTCGCCGTCGGGGCCGATGATGTTGGCGCCGAATATCTCGCGCGCCTGCGACGGCATGTTGGATTTGCCGGTGTAGTGCCACGCCTGACGCTCGCGCGCCAACGTCGCCAGCGCGCTGGCGGTGCCCTGCGCCGTGCCGCCCAGGCGGCCCGCCATGTTCTCCCAGGTGGTCAGCGCATCGACGTCCATGCCGATGCTGCGTGCTAAATTGGAGGCCTGCTCGTTGGTCCGCAGGATGCCGCTGAACAGCCGCTCGATCGCCGAGACCGACATCGAGATCCCGAACAGCGCCAGCAGCTCGGTGGCGACGCGCTTGACGCTGTCGGCGGTCTTTCCGTAGGCCTCCTCCGCCCGGCGCGCCGCTTCACGCTGCACCTCGGCGGTCTGCTTCGCCGCCTCCTGCTGCTCGTGCGCGGCCTTCTTCGCCGCCGCTTCCTGCGCCGCCGCTGTCTTCTCGGCAGAATCGATCGCCTGCTCTGCCGAACGCTGCTGGGTATGCGCGGTGTTGGTCGCGGTCTTCTCGGTCTCCTGCTCGATCCTCTGCAGGGTGGCGAGAACCTGTTGCAGGAAGCTGTTGGTGGTGGCCTTGGCCTGCTCGATCCCGTCACCGAACTCGGTGGGATCGAGCTTCAGCGTCATCGTCAGTTCATCGATGATCGTCGGCATGCGGCCCTCGCTATCAGACCGCGTCGGTCGCTGTCAGATCGGGTTCACCGACGCCATGATCGTGGAGAACCACGGACCGTTCGGCATCTCGCTTTCAAGCGTGTAGGTGTATGAATAGGTCAGGTAATACCAGATGTCGCCCGGCTTGTCGGGGGTGTCGCCGCCGTTGAACAACTGGCTCTGCACGCCGATCTTCTTGCCGCCCAGCAGCACTTTGCGGAACAGGCACGTGAAGATGATGCCCTTCTCGTTGAAGGTCGGGTAATCCTTCAGGCCGTTCTGCGGAGTGAACAGCGGCACGTCCTGCCCGGCGGCGCGCTCCTTGTTGCGCTCCCAGATGGCAAGCACGTTGTTCTCCAGCGTGAAGTTGATACCGGAATGCTCGGCGATGCGCCTGATCTGCTGCAAGACCGTGCCGTGATAATAGATATCGCGCAGCTTGGCCTGCACGCCGCCGGCGTCTTCGAAATGGGCACCCATCCGCTGGGCGAGCTGCTGCATGGTGCTCGACACGTCGACCGTGCCCTGGATGCTGACCGGCGGCGCCGGCTTGATGGCGGCGAGACCACCCTCATAACCGGTGACCTGCAGCGCCACGTCGGGCTGCGACGTGCCGTCGAAATAGGCGTCGTAGATGTTGCCGTAGAACACCTGGGTCATGCCGGCGAGATCGTCGCCCGCCTCGACAATGACGCGGTTGTCGCGGGTGCCGTCGTATTTCCGACCGAAGGTGAGCACCTTCTGCATGTCGCTCAGCTTCATGCCCCAGATGCGAAGGTTCAGCGCCGTCTGCTGGCCGAGCGCGCCCTTGGTGATGGTTGCCTGGGCGCGATAGCCGCGCAGGGTGATGGTGTTATGGCCACTCTCGCCGAACTGTCCGGTGCCCATCGAGAAGGTGATGTCGAGCTTTCGCCTGATATAGGGGACCGCCGATGCGAACGCCCCCTCTGTGTCGGCGGCGGTGAATTGCGCGGAGGCGTCGGACATCGGCTACACCGTCGGTGGCGCGGTGCTGCCGAGGCCGCCCTGCACACCACCATGGACATGCGTGTTGTCGATGTGCTTGCCGTTGCTGGTGATGGTGCCGCCGGTCTGCTCGATCGGACCGACGATCTTGATCGCCGCCGCGTTGATGGTCAGCGTGCCGGTCGCGGTGATCGCCATGTCCTTCTTGGTCAGCAGCGCCATGCCGTCATCGGTGAATTGCACATACTGCTCCGGCGCCTGCTTGGCGATCACCGTGCCGATATAGAGCGCGTCGGCCAGATCGTGGCGGCGCAGCGATCCCGGCGTCGAGGCGTCGCCCTTGTTGGCCTTGACCGCGCTGATGTCGCGCGAGGCGCAGACGATGACCCCGATATCACCCACCTTGGGGTCCATGATGATGCCGTTGGCGCCGGTCTGCGCACGGTGATACGGGATGTTGAAGATCGTGCCGTGCGGATGGGCGTTGCCGTCGCCGTCGATCTGATGCACCAGCAATTGCACGTCGATCGTGCCGGGTGGTGCCACCTCGCCGTTGCTGCGCGCACTGACCACGGTGACCACCGCCGATGTCGCGACCTCGGACAGCACGCTGTCGACCATGAAGCGCAGCGCGGTGGCCTCGGAGCCGATGCCCTTGGCGCCGCGAAATCCGGTATAGCCATCCGAGCCTGACATCTAGCGCTCCTGGTCGCGTGTCGCCCATCGCGTGGCAAGCTGATGGTTGAAGTTGTCGACCCTGATCACCTCTGACAGCTTATAGAGATCCGCAACCCCGTAGACGGTGTCAAGCTGGTTTAGCGTGGCGAGCTTGGCCGAGATCACCGCCCCGAGCGCGCCGCTGCCAAGGTTGCGATATTCTGACCAGATGGGTTGCTCGCCTCCGACGTATCCGCTGTCGAGGTCCAGAACCTGCCGCGCACGGAAAAACCCAGATGGGTGTCGAACCACGCCTCCCGCAGCGTCATCAGCGTGGTGAGTTCTTCGATGTCGTCGTTGATGATCAATTGCCGCACGATGTTGGATCGCTCGGGGTTGGGCTGGTAGGTGACGCACGCCATCATCTCGTCCAGCAGCGGCTTGCACACCGTCCAGTCGATGCCGCCGATGCCATGCACGGCGATCCACGCGGCACAGCCTTCGAAGCCCATCTGGAAGAACCCCGGCGGCACGTTGGTGTTGCCGGCAGCGAACATGGTCAGCAGCCGACCCGCCCAGTATTCCGCGTCGGTCGCGGCCATCTCGGTGATCCAGAACACCTTGCCTTTGTCGCGCCCCTCGCGCTCGATCACCACGCGATCGCGCCGGCGCGCCATTAAAGAAGCTGCTCCACAGCCGCCGGCAGCGCGCTGAGCGGCACCGTCGTGATGCTCTGCCACGTGATCGAGAACCGGCGCGGCTGCAGGATGCGCCGCGCATCGGCCATCGGCGGATAGTTGGTGAGGAACCCTTTGACGCAGTGGAACGCCCGGGACACCGACTGCAGCGTGATATGCGCGTCGGCGACGAGCACCTCGCGTGCCGCCTCCTGCGCCGCATACCAATTGTCGAACAGGTCGTTCGACCGGCTGTCCGCCTGCAGCGCGATGGTCTGCACCTTGGGCTGCGGCGTCCAACCGCCCGACAGGTAACCATCGACGCCCATCAACGTCTCCACCGGTGCCACCAGGGCATGCGAGAAGATGTCGTCGGCGGCGAACCCGTGCAATTGTTGCGGCGTGTCATACAGGGTCGGTATCGCGATCATGAACACCGCGTTGGCGGCAGTGATAGTTGCCACGGTAACCTCCTTACCCGCGCGAGCGGTGCTATTATTGGACCATCACTGACGCGAGGGTGAGCCGCTGGATGCTGCCGCCGTCCATATACCAGAACGTCATGGGCGGCGTGCCACGGGAGACACGAACCTCCGGCGGTGGATCGAGAACCTGCAGGTAGTAACCGTTGGACTGGAGGATGCGATCGATCTCCACGCCCGCCATGGTGTTGACCTCGGCAACCTGCGCCTGCGACAACACCACGCCGATGCGGATCGCGCCGAAATTCACCGCGCGATTGATCACGTCCTGGCACGCCGCCTTGATCATGGTGTAGCCGACCTGATTGTAGGGGATCGACCCCGCCTGGGTGAGCAGGTCCATCAAGGCGAGTTGGAACGCGTTGTTCATCCAGATCTGGTTGACGTAGCTGTCGATCCAGCGATAGGGGCCGGACACCAACCCGGGATACAGGAAGCGGAACAGATCGTTCGCCGTCGTCCAGATGCCGTAGTAGTTGTAGAAATTGGATTCCAGGTTGGAGGCAACCGCACCGCTGGTGACCTCGGGCACGATGCCGGTCTGGCCACGGAACGCCAGGGTCTTGCGACCGTTGAGGCGATTGAAATCGATCGCCGCGATGGTGCCCATGGTGAACATCGCGAGGTTGCGACCATTGGTGACCGACGTCGATGAGATCGGCACCGTGCCGGATGTCAGGTTGGTGTTGAGGATGCGCCCCAGGCTGCTCTGCGCGTTAGGCGAGACGGTCGGCGAGCGGTCGAGGTCCCACGCGACATAGAGATAGTTGTTCTGCTGCAGATTGGTCCAGGCGGCAAACTGCTGCTTGTAGGTGTTGGTGGTGCCGGCAACGGCATCAATGTCGAAGTCAGTGGTGAATGACGCCCAGTTCTGCGTCAGCTTCAGTATGTTGTCCATACAAGCCGCCACCGAATCCAGCGGGCGTCCCCCAGACGTCCACGACATGCCCATCGGCTGCAGACGCGCGCCGGTGGACTGCGACAGGCCGATCTGGGTTGCCAGATTGCCGGACCACCCGGTCAGATGCGACATGGTCGGCACGCGCGTAGTGGTGTCGGTGTTGGGGGCCAGGAATGGTGCGACGGCGATCATGAACTGGAAGGTCGCGCTATCCCAGGTGCAGCAGTTGACATACGCTTTGATCGTTATGGGTGTGGTAATGTTCAGCGTGCGGTTGATGGTGAAAGTGCCGGTCAACCAGTTATCCGTCGTGGCGATGCCGTTTATGATGTAGGTGCCGGCGGGAATGCCGGGACCGGTGATCGGCGATCCAGCCTGGAAACTTCCGCCGACGGCACCGTGCGAGATGATCCTGAGCGTAGTGCCACTGATCGTGCCGCTGGCTTGGGTGATCATCGGGGAGCCATAATACGGGATAGCGGCACCGATCATCTGCGCCGCCATCGAGAACGATGTGGCGCTCGCCAGGGTGATGGGCTGGCTGGTCAGGCTAACGCCGTCCATCATCAGGGTGATCGTGGAGTTCGCCTGCGTCGCCTGGAGCTGCGGCAGCGTCATGGCCGGCAATTGCGCCGATCGCAGCCACGCCGGCAGCCAACGGCCACCGCCGGTCCAGGTGGCCATCAGCAGCGCGCCAGGGCGCTTGGTGGCATTGATGTCAGCAAGGAAATACGTGCCGGCCAGCATCGAGATGTAGCTGGTCGGGCCGAAGAATGCCTGCACCGACGTCAGGTCAGGGAACGAATAGACCTGATCGATTGGAATGTGGTTATCGTAGGTGATCACCAACCCAAGCAGATCGAGGCCGACGCCACCCGCGTTGAGAACGGACGGAACGACAGAGACGATTTGACCGGCGGGAATCGCAGAACCGCTCATGGCGCGAGGCTCCTCTGGTATGTCGGGGAAATACGCGCGGCGTGACGCGACGCGGTCGGATCAGGGGGTGTGCGGGGTCACTTGCGGCATCGTCACCACATCGACCGAATAGATGCCGAGCCTCAGTTGGTCGGCGAACTCCTGATCGAGCGAGACGACGAGATTGACCTGGGTGTGCAGATCAACGATCCAGCGGTCTTCCCACTGTGACTCGGCATTGGGGAACGGCACCATGCGCGGATCTTCGGCATAGAGCGGTGTCATGCCGTAGGG